ACCCTGCAGCAATAGTTGCACTGAGTCAAAGGGCAGGTGAGCTCAAGGACAGGATAGGTGATGCTAATGAGGCTGTGAATGTCTTTGCCACTGGCTCTAAGTTTGAGCAGGTGAGTAATGGTTTAGGAGGCATCAAGGACTCATTGATGAGCTTAGACTTTGAAGAGGCAAGTGATAAGGCAAAGAACTTTGCAATGTCATTAGGCAAGCTCAACCCTGCTGATATAGGAAAGAGCATGAAGGGATTGGTGAGTACTATCTCAACTGTTGGTGGTGCATTCGTTAAGTTAGGGATGACCATCTTGGCTAACCCTTTATTTTTACTCATAGCGGTGATTACTGCCATAGTAATTGCCATTGGATTCTTCCTTAAAAAGATAGGAGTACTTGATGCAATATTCAAGGCTATCATGATACCTATCAATGCGGTGATACAAGGCTTCAAGGACTTGACCGATTGGATGGGATTGACTGACAATGCAGCAGAAGAGAATGCAGAGGCTGTGAAGGAGGCAAGTGCAAAGAACATTAAGAACATACAGGAACAAGGTAAGGCAAGAGAGGACTTGTACAACCTAACTAAGGACATGAGTAATGCTGAGATAGAGGCATTGGAGAAGCAGTTAGGTATAGAGATCAACCAGAATGAGTCTATCTATGACATCAAGCAACAGACCATGGAGCAGACCTATGCTCAGAACCAAGCTGAGATGGATGCCTTACAACTTAAGGAGGAGCTATCAGAAGAGGATGTAAAGAGGATGGATGAGTTGTTCAATGCACAAGTACAGCTTAACAGAGATATGCTTGCTAATGATATAGCCAGGATACAGGCTAAGCAGAAGTTAGAGGCTGACCTTGACAAACAGATTGAGATGCTACAGGCTAAGCAAATCAAGGGTGAGTCTGAGCGTGCTAAGGCTATGCTTGAGATACAAAAGAAAGAGGCATTGTCTAAGGTTGAGCAACAGATAAAAGATGCTGAGCTTACAGGTGATACTGCTTTACTTGCTAAGGCTCTAAAATTAAAAGGGCTTATCATTGAGGACTTCAAGAGGCAGGAGCTTGAGATCACTAACAAGGGTAATGCAGGTATTGCTAAGGCTAACACATCATCTATTACTAAAAGTACACAGGAAACTAAGACTAATGAGTCTCGAAAATTAGAACAGATGCGTAAAGATGGTGAGAATGCAATACTATTATTACAAACAAACAAAGCATCAGAAGACGAAATACAAGCGGAAAGACTTAAGCAACTTGATGCTGAGTTGACCTATGTCAAAACTCATAAGGCAAAACTTTACAAGGCAACAGTTGACCAGGATAATGCTATTCTTAAATTACAGAAATCTATCAATGATATCAATGATAAAGAAGCAGCTCAAAAAGAGAAAGAGGACAATGCCGATGCCCTTTCAAGACTTGAACGTGCTGTAGTGAATGCAGAGGTAGAAGGTAATGCTGTACTGATAGCTCAAAAGAATTTATTGACTGAGCAGAGCAGACAAAAAATGTTATTGTTAGAGGTGGGATCTGATGAGGCTTTGTTACTTGCTGACCAAACTGCAAAAGGACTGGCTGATATTGATAAGCAGATTGCAATTAGTGATAAAGAGAAGAACCTTAAGATACTTGCAGCTGCACAATTAGTACAGGAGACTAAGCTATCAAATGCTCAATTTGAACTGGAGAGGTTTAAGGGTACAGCAGACCAACAGATTGCACAACAGGAAGCCTTCCTTACAACGTCATTAGCTACATTGGATGCTCAAAAGATAGCTGAACTTGCAGCACTTAATTTATCAGAGGAAGAGAAGGCAGCCATTGAGGAGAAATTTAGACAGGCTAAGATAGTTGCTACAGAGAATAAGACTGCTAAGTTAGAAGAGATTGAGAAAGCATCACAGGAGAAAATCAATGCTAATATCAATGCAGGCTTCCAACTTGCTACAACGGCAATGTCATCCATTGCATCCTTGCAAGATATCAACACAAAGAAAAAACTTAAAGGTGTAAAACAAGGTAGTAAGGAAGAGGAGAAAATTCTCAAGCAACAGTTTGATCAACAGAAGAGAATGAATATTGCAATGGCAGTTATTAACGGTGCTCAAGCCATTGCCTCAATCCTTGCACAGTATCCTAAGTTTGATGGTGGCTTTGCTATGGCTGCTGCATTAGCTGGCTCAGTGATTGCAACGGCAACAAGTTTAGCAACCATTGCAAGTACATCCTTTGAGGGTGGTGGTACTGCACCAGCGGCACCAGATAGTAACAGCTTAACAGGTGGAGCAACAGGAACAGGTGGAATGGCTATACCATCAGCTTCATTGTTTGGTAGCAACAACAACTTGAACAACGTAGGAGACCCTAACTCAGAGCAAGGTGGTCAGAGTATCACAGTGAATGCTATAGTGAGTGAGACCCAAGTAACAGAAGTACAGAATAGAGTAAACAGAATAAAAAGAAACGCAGAATTATGACAAGTTATCAAGCACTAATCAACCACATTGAGGCATTCTACAACAACCATCTACAGGTAAAAAAGGTAGGGAGTGACTTCACAGAACAGTTACCTAACTTCGCTACTAAAGATGAGAAATATCCTTTGGTGTTCATAGCTCCAGTCTTTGCAAATCCTACTATCAACACCAATACCATGAGCTTGGAGATATATTGCTTTGACATCATACAGAAGGATAGAGCTAACATCACTGTGATACTATCAGATTGCCATCAGATACTTGTTGACTTGGTCAATCAGTTCACATTCAGCACTGACTACTCCTTTGACATCTTAGGTACACCATCATTGACTCCGCTGAACAACCAGTTGCTTGACTATGCAGCAGGATGGTTGATGACTTTGGATGTTGAGATGAGTAACTGGACAGACTGTCAAGTACCACTTATAACAAATCTGCCAGGGTAGTACAATATAGGTATATAAAACATTTTAAAATGCAAACAGATAACGACATACTAATTGCCAATCAAGGTAGCTTTATTCTTAACAGTACAGCAGCAAAAACTGTAACTATCAATGCTATAGTGGTACTTGAGGATACTGTATTCAATGCTATCAATATAGCTGGATCAGACGTTAAGTCAACTTACATTGCCAAACCAGCAGACTCGGTGAAGGCAGGTGCTATTATACGTGCTATCAATGCTCAACAATTCAGTGGAGTTAAGTTAACAAGTGGAAGTGTATTGCTTATACTTGCATAATGAACGGCTATGGTAACAGCGTATTTTTACGCACAGCTTTTGAAGTAAGTAGTGGTGGTCCAGTCAACACAGTTGCTCCTGCAATAACAGGAACAGCAGAAAGTGGACAGACTGTCACTTGTTCAACAGGAACATGGACAGGCATACCTACTATAACCTATGCCTTTCAATGGAAGCGTAACGGTGTTAACATTGCATTGAATGCACAAGCTCAAGGTTATAAACTTATACCGACTGATGTTGGTCAGTCAATAACCTGCCAAGTAACAGCAACCAACGGCTCTGGTAGTGCAAGTGCAACATCAAACACGATCACACCAATTTAGTAATGGGTAGATACGCTAACACTGGTGAGTTCAATGTCCTTTACCCTACAAGGAGAAGGATGGCAACTATACTTAAACGTATAATCAGGAATGATGTTGTGGATGGTCAAGGTACTTTGGTAGAGTCTATCCGAATCAATGCTAAGATCACAGGCTTTGAGAAACTTGAGATACAAATCATAGCTATGTATTACTTCATATTCCTTAACAATGGTGCATTCTTATGGAACGGTGGTGTAATCACACCACGTGACTATGTTGCACAGTTCACACAGGAGCTAAACTCTGCAGGAATCACAGCTGAAATATACTCACAGTACACTGAGTGGCTGGCAAAGAAATTCCCTATACTGCAAGTAGCTGATATACTTGAGAAGAACCAGAGAATAACTTATACCTTTGAGGCTATAGACCCACCTGCAGGCTTCCAACCAGGTGTTGCCTTAGACGTTTAGTTCCTTCTTCATACCTAACATATTAAAGGTCATGATTAGCGATAGGTTAGTCACCTCATGGAACTTAGTTAGGTCCTCATTGCATAGGCTGTAGATAAGCCTCTCCCAACCCCACTTCTTCTCACTCTTCCTTAGTGCTATCTCCTTTGCCTCATCAGATGTTGCAGGACGTTCATCCTCATCCTCATCACTACCATCCTCATCTGTGAACAGGTTAGCATAGGTTGTCATGAATGAGTCTCTGTAGGCAAGGTACTCTGGTAGGATGCCATACACATCATTGATACACACCTCATCAAACACACTATATCTTATACTTGGCTTATAGGTATATGGCTCCCACATTGTCTCACCCCACTGGTTGACCATCACCTTCCTGTACAGGATAGATGCAATGTGACCAACGTGCTGATTGTAATCCTTGGCAAAGTAGTGCTCAAGGTCAATGAACTCACCAACGGTCAAGGTATTTAATGGCTTGTAGTGATACTCACCTATCACGTGCTTGTAGTTCTTAGAGGGCTCAGAGTTGATGAAGGTAATATCTTTGAGCATATCACTCACCTCACTTATGTCAAGGTCCTCTAAGTCATCAGATGGTATGTCAGCAAGGGCGGCAAGTATCTCTATCTCCCTGGTGAACACTTCCTCAATAGCATACAGCTCTCTAATCTCTTTGAACTGTATTACATCTATCTCACTCCACGACTTCGGCAGGTTCATCCTTTGGCATTTGCTTGGATAACTTTTGACCTATCTCAACTAAGTAAGGGAGGGCAAGTTCTGCCTTGAGCTCTCTGATAATCTTTGCCTTGAGCTTGATGTGTGCATCTGCATAGTGCTCAGCCTTGGTGAGGTCAGTACGCTTGAACAGGATGGCAAGCATCTCTGATACATATCCCTTATGTCTTGAGTGCATCACCTTATCAATGTGCTTAGTGTCTCTAACTGACAGCTTGAAGGTCTCATCAAAGGCGGTGTAAGTGTAGTTCATGTGCTCAAATGAGTTGATGAGCTCTGGCTTTCCACTAAGGTTGTTAAAGTTCCTAACACATTCTTTGAACTCCTCAATAGAAACGTCATCCCAATCAGCCTCTGGTACACCTAACAGAGTGAACACGTCAATGTGTTTCTCAATAGTATCCAGTTCTTGATTAGCATGGATTGTTGTTATGTCCTCAAACTGCTGGACCGTTAACTCATGTAGTTGGTTGGGTACTTCTTTCCCTAAAATTGTTACCATAAAATCTAATTTTTAACAAATATAATACTTTTTACAATATAGGCATGGACAGACCAGTATACAAAATTACTATTGATGAGGCTTACTCTGATGGACAGGACCTTGGTGTGGAAATGATTGCCTTCACCAACAAGCCTGCTATCAAGGTCAAAGGTATGGCATTCAATTCTCATGCTGTTGCTCCTATGACATTCAGTGATCATGTTAAGATGCGAATAGTAGCTCCTGCCATGATACCTATGAACATCTATAGACAAGATGAGGATGGTGAAGAATATGATGTGCAGTTCTCAGCAGAAGTGATTGAGCAGATACACGCTAAGTTCATGCTCAACCTACAGAACAAGGACATCTTTAACCTTGAGCATGATCAAGAGGAGAAGGTTCCTGCATACATCCTTGAGGCTTGGATAGTAGACAGTCCAGAGACTGACAAAGCATTCACAACATACGGCATTGAAGTACCTAAGGGAACATTGATGTTGACAAGCCAGATCACTGACAGAGAATACTATGATGCACTGGTTGAGTCTGGTCAAGTAGGTTACTCTGTTGAGGGATTCTTAGGTATGAAATTATCGCAACACTTAAATAAATATACAATGAAGTTACCAGATGGAGAACACATGATTGAGGATAAAATCTACGTTGTTAAAGACGGAGAAGTTATTGAAATCAAAGACGTACCTGCACCAGCAGCAGAGGAAATGGCTGCTGATCCTGTGGCAGAAGAAGAGGCTGCAGCTGCAGCAGAAAATCCAGAGGCAGAGGCTCAGGATGCTGAGGCTGATGCACCAGTACAAGAGGAGATGGCTATTGACCCAGCGGTTGATACAGAGGCTATCCTTGCTATTGTATCACCAATGCTTGAGGAGCACATGAATGCAGTGATCAGAATGATTGCTGACTTAAAGAACCAACTTGAGGAAAGTCTTGCAGCTGAGACTGAAACAGAAACAGAGAGTGTGCAATTAACTGCACATGATAGATTTAAAGAATTTGTAAAATTTTCAAAAACCAAATAAAATGAACCGTAACCTAAAATTCAACCTGGATATTGAAACCAACGCATTGTTGGCAGCAAATCCTGAGGAGTTCTATTCTAAGGCATACTTGTCTAGTCCAGATATCCCAAACAACTTCCGTACTTTACCAGGTGTAAAGTCAAAAACTAAATTGGCTAATGTAGTCTTTGGTCAAGTGTTGCAAGCATATAACTGTGCCTTCACACCAAGTACTGACTTATTAGATGCTATTGACATAGATGTGTGCAGTTTAAGTGCAATGGCTGAGCTTTGTCAGTTTGACTTAGAGCAATCATTCTTAGCTTTGCAAATGACAAAAGGTTCTAACGGTGACTTCACTGTTGCATCTTTCATGGCATACTACTGGAATGAGATGGCAATGACTATCGGTCAAGACATTGAGTTATTAAGATGGCAAGGTGATACTGGTAGTGGTGATCCATTATTAGCGTTGTGTGATGGATACTTAGTTAAGATGTGTGCTGATGCTGACGTAATTGGTCAATACTCTGGAGCTGTATCTACATCAAATGTGTTGACAGTTATGGAGGCTATGCTTAATGCTGCTCCTGCTGCAATAGTAAGACGCAAAGCTGACTTAAGATTTTATGTTTCAACAAACGTAGCTAATGCTTATGAGTTGAAAGCTGCAACTGGTAACACTCAAACTTATGTTACTTTACCTTTAGGATTGACTTTCTTAGGTATCAATGTAGTGACTTGTGAAGGGATGCCAGATAACACTCTTGTGTTGACTTTGAAAAACAACCTTATCTATGCATTTGATGCAGAGGGAGATTCAAAAGCATTGAAAGCTATCAACTTAACTGACTCAGTTGCTGAGCCTGTATTAAGAACACGTGCCAACATGAAGGCTGGTTTCTTCTACACCAACCCTGCTGAGATCGTTGTGCATAATATCTGTTTTGACTAACAATATAATGGGAGGTATTAATTGCCTCCCTATTTTATAACCTTAAAAAATATATAATATGTGCGAAGCATTATTAACCATCGAAAAAAGCTGTGACAACAACAGCGGTGGTATCAAAAGAATTTATGTAAACCTACAGGATAATGTAGACATGGATACACTGGCAACAGTTACTCCTGTTGTTACTCCTGGTGATGCATACACTATCGGGAATCTTGACTTAGTAGTTGGTATGGACCCATTCATTGAGTTTGAGTTCAGACGTAACACATCTGGATACACAGAGGAGAGCAATATTGACTTAATCAATGGCTCAAGTTTTGTGACTCAGACTATCACTCTAATGTTCCACAGAAGAGAGGCAGCTAAGTCAAATGCTATTAAAGTATTAGGCTCTGGACAGCAGTACTTATCTGCTGTAGTTGAGGATCAAAATGGCATCCTTTGGTTCTTCCCTTACTTGCAGTTGACTGCATCTGGTGAAGGTTCAGGTACAGCTCGTGCAGATGGTTCTAAGTACAGTGTCACTCTTTTAGCGGAGAATGACTACTTAGCTCAAGCAATGACTCCTGCTGTGTTGACTGGTTTATTATAACCCTATCATATCTATAAACAGCCTCACTTCGGTGGGGCTTTTTTAATTATTCTAA